TCGATGCCGAAGCCGGCGACCTGCGTCGTCTTTTCGGCTCTTTCCGCCTCGACACGATCGAGGACGGTCTCATCAAAGATCTTCGCGTGCCGCTTTGCACGCTCGATCGCCTGCTGCTCGTCGAGCCTTCCAGGAGACACTCTGACGACGCGGTCCGTCCCGTCAATGAAGACGAGACGGACGCGCCAATCGCTCGAGGTCGGCGTGAGGATGCCAGCCTGCCAGAGCTGGTCACGAGATCGGATCAAGGAGTCTCGTCCCAGGTCAGCGTCGGGCTCGTGTCGTTGAGCTCAAAGTTGAACGTCACGGTCGAGTCGCCGTCATTGGTCACACCGAACGCGACCGATCCGAAGACCGCGTCAAACCCGAGCGACGTACCGCTCGTGATGTTCAGCGTCAGAGCGGCACCAGCAGCACTCGATCCGATGCCGAATGCACTGGTCGTGCTTGCGTTGTCTTCCGGAACGCCGCCGGCGGATCCAGTGATGTCGAGCACGCCACTCGCGCGACGCTGGTGGCCTGCATCGCCGAAGCCAGTCACGACCTGAGTCGCTCGAGTCAGCGTCGCCGACCAGGTGTTGATCTGAGCCTTGTAGCCGGTCGGCATAGTAACCGATCCGTCGCTTCCGATTGCGTACGTCATGAGTGGTCCTCGTCAAGAAGTAGTCGTCGCGACCAGTTGGAAAGTCGAATCGACGCGGAAGTATTCGCCCTCGGCGATCGGCGTCCCGCGAGTCACGCCTCGGATGTAACCTCGATCGTGCCCGGTGACCGTCACCGACTGCTGATCCATAAGATCGAAGACCTTCCGATCGAGATCCGTCGCCGCGTCCGGTCCGGCTTCGACCTTGGAAAAGCTCGTGACCGTGAATATCGCCGTCGATCGGACGATGCCAGAGAAGAACCGCTCGGTATCGACCGAATCCATCGAGTAGACGACGAGCGGCAGCGTGCTCGACGCCGGAGCCTCGACCGCGTAGATGCGATCCGTGACCGCCGTCCGGACAGGGTTCGTGCTGCTGCCGGTGTCAGCGTTGAGCCGAGAGTAGAAGCCTCGCATCAGGTAGTTGCTCACTGCGACCTCCTGGCACCACGCCGGATCGCGGCACGGACTCGCGCGCCGACCTTCGCAACCTCGCGATTGACCTTCGCTCGATTTGCGGAATCTCGCACAGTCGGACCGAAGTACGGTCGAGCCGCCATCCTCGTCGTACCGTATTCGAGCGGTCGAGCGTAGAGGACATTTGTTCCGAGCGTCAGGACGACACGCTTCCCGATTCGCTTCGCCGGCCGAGTCCGGAACGATCGGAGCAGCGTGCCCGTCCGAACGTACGGCGGACCGCCTGGAGGAGACGACGGCGGGCTCTTGCCTTGGTTGAGCGTGTCCTTCAGCTTGATAGAGTAGAACTCACCGACGCGATTTGCGAGGTTCACCAGCTCGCCGAGCATCGCGTCGTTGATCGTCTTCGCTCGGAAGTTGTGCTTGCTCGCCATCAGCCGAAGACCTCCGTCGCCTCGACGATCGTATAGCAGAGAGCGTCGGAGATCGGCCGCTCGTCAGGGACACGGACCGAGGAGATCTCGAAGGTGACCGAGCCGTAGGTGATGCGGTCGCGAACGCGAACCGTAGGACGGCCCTCGAAGTAGATCGTCGCGACCTGCGTAGATCGCTCGGCACCGCCGGCCACGGCGTCGGAGTTCGCCCTGACCTGGACGTAGCCGGTGATCGTCTCGACGGTGCTCCACGCCTCGACACGGCCGCCGCTCGAGTCGAGCGTGTCGGTCGCCTTCCGACGGATCGAGACCGTCTGGCCGAAGCGAGAGACCAGCGAGGCGACCGTCATCGAATCTCCCGATAGCTTGCCAGCTTGCCCATCCGGCCCTCGAGCAGCTCCGCGACGCCGGCCTGCGTGTAGTTGTAGTCGCCGAGGCTCTCGCTCGTAATCGTCTTGTCCTGCTTCCGCTCGCGATAGAGGTCGGCCGCGATCTCGATGCACGCCTGCTCGAGGTCCGCCGGCACCGTCTCGAAGCCTGCCGTGTATTGCACGAAGACCGGGAAGAAGCCGGACGGGAAGCGATTCGCCGACGCGTTGTCCGATCGGATGCCCGGGAAGCGGTCCGCGATGATGTGGACGAGCCCGGTGTCGTAGTCGACTCGGTACTCGGAGACGTTGTCGCGCGGATACTCGAAGTTGCACGGAGCGTCAATCACGCCACGACCGCCGAACCGGTAAAGGCTCGCGGTCAGTGCGTTCTCGGTCAGCGTCGCGGTCCAGCCAGAGACGGCGAGGTTGATGTAGTTCACGAGCTGCCGCGTGCTGACGTAGTCGGCGACCGCGAGCGTCGTCAGCTCGGTGGCTCCGGCGTATGTCACCTTTCGGAGACGGATGTTCGTGCCGTTGTTCTCGACGGTCGCGATCACGTCGGTCGATGCCGTGTCGCTCGAGATCGTCATCGAGATCGCCGATCCGTAGGAGATCGTGTCGATCGAGACGATCGGATAGTTGTCGACCGTGAAGGTACGCTCGCCGGACGGCATACACCACTCGGAGAACGTGCGAGCCTTCAACTTCCGGTCGCAGTGGCTTTCGATGATGGCGGTCGCTCGGTCGATCGCATCCTCGAGCAGGACGTCATCATCGACGGACGTGATGCCGATCCAGTTCTTGAGATTCGAGAGCGTCGTGAGAGCGTAGGTACCGACCGCCATGCGGTTCCCTTCTGTAGCCTTTGGGCGGACGGGAGCCGGAGCCCCCGCCCGCCCTCAGAAAGGAGAAAGAGGATC